AGGTGCAGAGACTACTGGGTGTAACACGATCTTGTTACGTAATACCAGATTTAGCGTCCGGCATCCCACAGGGATGAAGAGATAGTCCACCCCTCTAAGAAACTAGAGACCAGGAGAACGACTTTCCAAAGATTCTGGGTGCGGAACTTTACCGTCCTCACCCTGCTTACATTGCTGAAATGGCAGTGGAGCCTGTGGTGGTCCACGACTTCACTCGTCAGCCCGGTCAAACCGTTCAGTTAGACCGCTATAAGTTCTGGGGTACCCCTGGTACGAAGGACAGCCGTGAGCGTATTGCCGACCAAACCATCGGTACCGCTAACAGCCGTAACATCACCAAGGAAAAAGTTCTGGTGGTGCTTAAGGAATACACTGGTCCTGCCGACCCGGGTGATCCGACCCAGCCCAGCACCTTCAAGATTGCTCGTGAAACTCTGATTACCGCCCAGCGTCTTCTGCTGGATACCGGTAACCTCAACATGTTCCACCAGTCGATCGGTAGCCTGACGCTGCTCGACGACTATCGCCGTTGGCGTGACCGCGTCTTCATTGACGAACTTGCCAAAGCAGAAGCTAATGGTGTCGCTGGTACTACCCAAGGTGGTTACTACTTTGCTGGCGCTAAAGTCAAAGATTCTCAGGGTCGTGTGTCCTACACCTCCACTGAGTATGGTAATGAGGTGCAGCAGTTCCAGGTGCGTACCGACCTTCTGACCGTTGTTAAGGACCTGCGTAAGCGCAATACTCCTACCTTCGCTGATGGTCTGTATCGCTGCATTTGCGATCCCACCTTCATGATGCACCTGCGTCGTGACCCAGACTTCCGTGAGATCGCTCGTTATAGCGGCAATCCTGGCCAAGGCATGTACATGGGTAACCCCATGATGCCTAACAACGCCAGCTTCTACATGGGTCCCCAAGCTGGTCAGGGCTACTTCCTGGCTGGTGAACCCGTGATGCCGACTGGTGTGCAGTTTGAAGGCGTCAAGTTCTTCGAGTCGACCAACTTCCCGACCAAGAACGTGTCTGCTTCCTTTGATGGCGGCTCCACCTATGCTTCCAAGGAAGTGGCCCAAGGTTACTTCTTCGGTCCTCAGTCTGTTGGTGTTGGTATCGGCGGTCCTAACGCTCAGGTGCTCATCAACAACAACGACGACTTCAGCCGCTTTATCATCCTGATCTGGCAGCTGTACGCTGGCTTCGAGATCCTGAACAAGGACTTTGTGACCACTGCTTACAGCTTCGTCCAGGACGACGGCACTGTTTGATAATTACCCATAAACACTCAACATAGGAAAAGATAAATGACCTATTTGTCCGCTAAGAAAATCTACCCAGGTAACTGGGCAGAACCCCTGAACGGTTGGTACAAGAACATTGATACCAACGATGACGGTACCAATAACGCTTCCAAGGGTGGCCCCACTTCGGTGCTTGCCATCCCTGGTTACCGTTACTTCCAGCAGCGTGGTTACGTCCCCGTGACTGCCACCTCTGGCGCTGGTGCTGTCGACGCCGCTGATGTGATCGTTCCCTCGCCTTACCGCCAGGACGACACTCGCCCCGACATCACTGGCATGGTGATCTCTGGCAGCAGCACCCTGCCTGCTTACGTGTATCGCGCTACCATCTCCGTTGCTTCTGGCTGGGGTGATGGGCGCGTTGCTTCTGGTGTGTATGCCGCAACCGGTAACGTCATCTCTTTCGGTCGTAGCAACAGTGGTAACCCCACCGCTGCTTCCGGTATTGGTGAAGCCGTCATCCAGGCAAACCTGAGTTCTACCGTCTCTGGTACCCAGGCTGGCGAAATCTTCTTCGCTGCTGGTTCCGCTGCTTATAGCGCTAACCCCTTCCTGATCGCCTCTGGTGCCGCTGGTGTGACCGCCGGTAACGTGTACTACGCAGCTACCGCTTCCACCACTCTGAAGGTGTTTGCAAAGGAAACTGCAAATAGCACTGCTACCTCTGGTGGTTTCTATATCTCCAGTGGTGATTCCACCGGTGGCCGCACTGGTTACCTCGTCGTCGAAGCCTGCTACATCCAACCTGATGAAGCTCCTGGCTACGAAGACATTGACGGCTACCTCCTGGGCCGCACTGTTAGCTGATTGAGTTAAACTAAGACCAGTTAATCACTGGTCTTATGTCAACCACGGCAGCAATGCTTTATCAGCATAAAAAAACAGGCGCTCGTGTCAAAGTTATTAGCGAATGGGATCAAGGCGATTGGTTCATGGTCGAAGATCAGGATGGTCGCCTTTTTACCGTTTACAGGACTGAGATTGAGCCCGACGAAGAAGCCACTAAAAAGGTAAAGACTCTTCAAGTAAAAGATAAGGCAGCGCAAGAAGAACCACGTACCTTTCCTCCTGATACACGTTTAAATATCAATGGCGCTACCGCTCAAATGATCGCTGATCATATCAAGGGTATCGGATTGAAAACGGCCCGAGAGATTAAAGATCTTCAGATGTCCTTATCGGGTGAAAGGTTCAACAATCTCGAACAGCTAAAACAGATCAAAAGAGTTGATTGGGACGCGGTCTTTGCCGCTGACTTGATCCGTGTATAACTAACTCCTTCTGTAGGCATACCCCTGGGAAACCGGGGGTTTTTATTTTAGAATGAAGGATAAAAGATCATCGTGATATGGCTGGTATTACGTTTAAAGGACGTGTTGGCTCCACTGGTAGATCAACTGGTCCTCATTTGCATGTTGAAGTACAAGATCTTGCAACAGGCGCCTTCTTAAATCCTGAAACAATTCGCACCCCTCTTAGTGGATTACGGATTGGTGAGAAGAGAATTCCTGCATTAATTCAAACACCAGAAGGAAAATTTACATTTAACCCCGAAGCTGGTATTACCATTACGTCTAAATACGGCCCCCGTGGAGGACGGCAACACAAGGGTGAGGACTGGGCTTTACCAGAGGGTACTCCGATCTTTTATGAAGGTGCTGGTAAGTACGTTCCGTTAGCTAATCAAGGAGCTTATGGAAACCTTTCTACGTTTACTACTGGAGACAACAAATATCAAATTCGCTTAGGGCATATGCAATCCCTGGGAGAAGCAGCAGACCTTTCTCAAGGTGCATCCACTGCTAACACCAGCGCATCAAATCCTTCTGATTTCCAAGGGATGCTATCTGGTTATCTACTTGGTTCTTTACTGAGAGGTGAACCAAAAGAAGATCCGAAAACGCAAATGATGCGAGGGTTTGTTAAAGAACTGGTACAGCCACAGCAAAATGATATGGCTGGTGCTTTGTTTCAGCAGTTACTGTCATCTTCTACAGGTGGACTGCTTGGTTAATTCAGTTCATCTATAATTGAGAACATACGGAAGTAAGCTGTGCAGCTCAGCGATTTTGACAAGAGTAGAGTCCGGTATCACCTGGGCTACTTCACGGTTTCCGTGCCGGCGGGTGACTTTGCCCGACTTGAAGAAGCCATGAATACCGTTCCGGATTCATACTTCTATGACAAAATTGTTATTCAGATTGGTCGTTGTGATACAGCCGAGAAGAAAACAGAAGTTGCAACATCGCCTTCCACTCGGTTAGAGAACATCGTTGGTGATGTGGACCGTACGATTCGGTCCAGTAATGCCAAAGAAGCTCTCAAGGTTTGGGATGAGATTTATCTCTACGAGACCAACCGTTTAGCCAACATCCTTTACGTGCCTAACTACAAGGATCCGTTCCAAGCTCGTTACCGTTACGAGCGTTCAGGCGCTGAGTTTATTCAGGCGCTACCAGGCCCGGCTGATACGGCTGTGGGTTCTCGCATCTATTTACATGAGGTTTGGAGGTAATTATGGCTGATCTTTACAATTACGCCAGTCAATTTACACTTGGGCAGCTTTTTCGTGGCGGTCAAAATGTTCTTCAGGGCGCTGCAAATCTGTTAAATCAAGCGGGCATTGGCACCCGAGGAACTCCTTTAACAGGTAGACAAAAAATAAACAAAGCCTGGGGGATGCTTGGTACTGCTTCTGAGCCTGCAGGCGGTGATTTTGGTTACAGAACGGGTAACGGTAAGCCTTATAGCCAACCTTCTTATGCAGATGCCCAAGGAAATATTTATGACGCGGTAAGCGGGCGTCTCCTTTATCCTGCTAAAACACGGCCCGGTGCTGACACTGGCTCTAGTGCAGCAGGAGCGTCTTCTTTTTCAGGCGGATCTCCTGCAGCGGAACGTGCATATCAATCCGAGGCATCTCGTATTGCTCAGTTAACTGCTCAAGATCCCGAGCTTCAACGCTATGAGGCTGCTCGTCTAAAAGCCGTAGCACCTGGCGCAACAGCAGAACAAGTGCAATCTGCAGAAGATATTGGCATGCAGATCTGGCGTCAGAAGTATGGCACCACTCCCATGGGGCAAACGGGTGGCGCAGTTGGATCTTTTAACCCCTTGATGCAGGAAACTTTTGGCTATCAGTCCGGCATGGCACCGGATCAACTTACTGAGATGCAAAAGACGGCTGCTCCAATCCCCGTGGCTCCAGGGACAATCCCTTACCAAATGGGTGATCTTGGCACTCGCGCTACTTTAGAAACGGGTTATGATCCTGCTGCTTATGGATTAACACCCGACAAAATTGAGGAAATGAAGAAAAAACTTCTTCAACAAGCAAGTAAATAATTTAATTGGCATTGCTTAGCATGTAAGCCCAACCAACTGGACACGAATCTTTGATTCACGGGGGCCAGTGTTGTTGCTTTAGACCAATGATTCTTTGCCCTAATTTTGTTAAACGCCTTGCGACCAAGCTCAGCCTCGTTGTTGCATTACAAGCTGTATTTATTCCTGGTCTCAAAGCGAGTTCAAATTGGGTAGGAGAATGAGGCAATAAAAATGACAGAACGCGAATTACTTCAAAGCTTCGTATCAAAACCAGCTATTCAGAATGCATTGCGTGTTATACGTTTTGCAGAAGGTACTGAACGTGGTGGACCAGATTCTTATCGCGTGATGTTTGGTGGCGGTCTTGCTCCCGACTTAAAACGCCATCCAGATAAAGTCATTAAAGGGGGTAAGTATTCAAGCGCTGCAGCAGGCGCTTATCAGTTCATGCCGTCCACTTGGGAAGCCCAAGCAAAAGCTTTAGGACTGTCTGATTTTGGTCAACAAAGCCAAGATCTTGCGGCAGTAAATCTCATGCGTAATCGCTTGATGCCGATTGGTGGTTTATCCGTTTTAGAAAAAGAAGGCTTTAGTCCGCGCGTTTCCGCTGCCCTGGCACGAGAATGGGCTTCTTTGCCAACTGAAAAAGGTGTAAGTTACTACGGACAGCCGGTTAAGAAACTTTCTGATCTTCAAAAGGTTTATAATCAGCCTTCTAATGACCAAGCGCAAACAACAACTACGGGACAAGAAACATCTTCTACCGGTTTCCTCCAAGGTTTTTTATCGGCAATGTCCGGCAGTAATACCAAAGAAGTGTCCATGAAAGATCTCTTGGAAGAGGAAGTGAAAGGCGCATTTATGAAGCAACTACTTACCCCTCAGACCATGTCGAGTCCCCTTGATTTCTTGTCAAGCTACCTTAATCCGTACGCTTGATTGGAAACAAGCTTTATAATGTAAACAAGTAGGAAGTAGAACATTGTCGTCATCCGCAACAAACAAACAGCCCCTGTTAATTGATCGTCCGTTATTCGATTCGGTTCGAGTAACCACGCAGACGGTTGGCAGCTCCACTGCTAATACCCTCTTTGTTCAAGGTGGACAGGCACCATCGATCCTGGTTGACATGGATGCTGCCCTCCAGGAAGACAACAACAATGGTGGCGTTGTTGATTCGATCACCATCAGTCGCAACGACTTCTATCGTGCACCTGACTACACCATCAATGCCTCTACTTCAGGCACTGTTATTTCCTTGGTCAGTGGACAGATTGTTCATGTAACAACCACAAGTGTTATCACCGCAACCACACCGGCCAGTGGCGTTGGTTACTACACCTACACCGGTGCAACGACCTTGACGGGCGTCAATACCGCTCTACACTACTCAGGTGGTACATCGAGTGGTTTCACGTACAACGGCGTTGCTTACGGCTACCAGCCTGCTGTCACCTTTGTGTTCTACCAGACCCGTGGAACGACAGTACCCATTCCTGCGTCAGGTGATTACCGTGTACTGTTCGCCAAAACAGTCCCTGCCAACAGCGGTACTGTCGATTGTTCGGATCTGATGCCGCAACTGGCAGCTCCTGTGGCACAGGCAGGCAATACCACTGGCCTAGGCTCCACAGCTCCTCTGCGCAACAAGGGCATTTACCTGGAACGTGGCGACCGTATTTACGTGGGAGTCTTCCCTGATGGTCCTAATTCTTCTGGTTACATTCCAGGGGCGCACATTTTTGCACAAGGTGGTCTCTTCTAGATATGGCTAGAAAGAGTGGAAGCTCTTTTGGTAATTTTGATCAGTCAATCGTAAAACCCCCAAATGGTGTAAAACCAATTACGACTGAGTTTTCAAAGGGTTCTGTCCCAGATTCGTTATATACCATCAACAGGGAATCGGCTTGGTCTCGCTGGAGACGAGGCTATGAGCTTGCAACGGCAACAACGCATAGTAACGATTACTCTTATCAGTTTGACTATGAGATACCAAATTCTTCCTCCACGGGAAATGACGCAATTGTAATCTCGGGTGCTTTTACTGGTTACCCAACGATAAGCAAAGAGTTTGGTATGCATTGGGCTATCTGGCGTTACGCCGGATCAGTTCGTTGTGATCGATTGACAGATCCAGTCAGTAGTCAAAAACTTTTTATTGAGTCTGTTACGGAAGATGCTAGCTATTGGTATGTAAAGCTAGCGGGTACCTGGAGCTCATCCAACCCCCTTCCGGCACCTTTTTACATTCCAGTGCCAGGGGAACCAGATGGCCTGAAGCCGGCTAATACAGAGATTTTTGAAGATCGAATCATTACGGTTGATGGTCCAATTATTGACAAAGACACCATAAACCCACAGACTCAAACGCGATACGGCTACGTGCAAGCAATTGTTATTGCCATCAATCAAGACACTGGCGTACTCACCTTCAAAAAAGATGGTTCAGTGCAGGTAACACCTGATGGTATTTTTACAACACCGTCATCCATTGGCTTTACTCCAGGGCGCTATCTAATCACTGGATCAAGATACTGTTGTACTTGTCAAGATTTTACCCGGCGCGATTATTCATTCTTGGCAGCGAGTACAACCAGCAATAAACGACAGTTTCCTCGTTCCAGCGCAGCAAGTATTAAGCCTGGTCGTTTTGAATTAACAAAACGCGATGGCATTTTAGATAACAGTGCAATGACAAGACCTGGACAAGATCGCACATTAGATGTTGTTTCGCCAGAAGGTTTTGAACTTGATTACGATGTCACGAATAACAACATTGGCAGCCGTAATGCAACAAGAGACAATCCAGGTGTCTTCAGAGATTTTGGTTCTACTTACGTCAGAAGTACAACCGATATCGCGATTACAGGCTCCAGACCTGATGGTTTACCTGGCTACCAGGATTATTCGTCCGTTGTTGTAAACACGGATACGGACTCTATTCCACAAATTACAATAACCGCCGTTGATGACTCCTGGACGCCGTTATTAGATGAATTGAGATACTGCAAACATATCTACGCACTTAAATTTAAAGATCGAGTATTTCCTCCTGAACCGTCTGATTTTCCGGTAGGTGCAGGCAGCATGGCCGACTGGGAACAAACCCTTGTTGCTAAATCGCAAAAAGAAAAAGAAAGCATCACAGAATTTTTGCAAACACAAAGAGCTTTGTCGTTGATGGATGTACCGCCTTACAACTGTCAATCACCCATGATCTTTCCCATGTTGCAACGTATTTTTAACTTTGCCACAGATAAAATCTTGATTGAGAATTTTACGATGTTCGACAAAGACGGCAGGCCATACAAGCCATAAAAAACGGTCCCATCAGTGACAGGACCGTTTCTGTATCCCCAGGCCGTCCCCTAGGCGGCCATTGGCATCATACCAGCTTTTGTGAGTTGCTTGCGTACTGCTGTTACGTTCCAGCGGTAGCTATCCCTGGAGCGAGTCTCAGCAAAAGCTGCGTAGTGCGGGCCAAGCTTCAGGGTGCCGTCATCGCGATACTTGAAGAGTGTCTTACGGTCAATGCCAAGAAGCTCTTCGAGCTTTTGGGCAGAAACCCAACCAGGATGCGAGGCCATGCAGGCGGTAGTAGCAACCTTCTTACCATACACAAGATTGGCGCGGAGTCAAGGGTCTTTATTTAAAATTTATCTTTACTCGCAAAGCTGTAACAGTGTGGACAACTTAAAATGAATTAACGGCAATTGAAGAGCATGTTTTGCAGCCAGCACGAGCCTCTCGCCCTGCTAGTTGAAATAACTCCAAAACTTGCCAAGAAACGTTTCAGAGAAAGTATATACCAAGCTTGGGATTACAAATGTGGTTATTGCGGCAATACTGCCACTAGCCTTGACCACGTAATCCCACGGTTTAAATCAGGGTGTTCTAATCGACATAACTTGATCCCAGCTTGCTGCCGTTGCAACGCAAACAAAGCGTCGTCTCCCATGGAAACCTGGTACAAACAACAAGACTTTTTTGAACAGGTTAGGTTAGATGCAATAAAAGCTTGGATGCAACCAGGGCATGTAAACTTAATTGACATGCAAGAATATAAAGCAGCATCATGATTCGTTTCACTGTATCCAATGGGCGTTTAACACCTACTCTTGCAGAAGATGTTTCTTCTGAAGAAAAAGAAGCAGCGGAGCTTATTGCTGCGCGTTTAAACGCTTTTCAAGGATCGGCAGGAAGCTATAAAACATTGATGGAGGGTATTGATAAAGATCTTCAAAGCAAAGGCGTTGTTGCCAAAGATGTTATTGATGCGGATACAATTGGTACTATTGAGTCCTTTTATGAAAAAGCAGCAGGCATTAAGCCCTGGGACTCAACTAAACAAGGTAAAAACCTTGCTGAATTTGACGCAAAGTTTTATGCCGGTTTAGTTCCGGATAAAGCTAAAACCTGGAAAGAAGCAAGCAAAGCAGTTACCTTTGCAGGGCAAAAGATCGCAGATGTTGATATTACCAAGCAATACCCTGATCTAGATAGTTATCTTCACGCGGATTATAGCTTTGTTGGTTCTCCAGCAGGTTTGCCCGGTAAACAAAGGCAGCTTACAGAGTACACGGAGACTCTTCGACCACCTACAGATAGAGAACGTCAAATCCTACGAGAGACTTTATTTGGTACCTCTGCGGAACAACCGACTTCGTTGGTTGAGTTGTCTACGCAAGATTACGTTGATCGTCAAGGAGAGCAGACCTTTGGCGCCCTTTCCTCTGATGTACTTAAACAAACTTTAGATAAGTACGCAAAAACGATCAAAGAAGAGCAAATAAGTTCCATGCTCCAGGGAATGGGCATGCCTGATGTTAACGGCTTTAAGCAAGACATCAAGAATTCAATCCTTGGTGATTTAGGCAGCGGCGGTTTTACAAGTTTTGGCCAAGGCCTTTCCAAAGCACTTGAAAAAAGTTTTGGCACTGGATCCTCAATTAAATACAATTGGCAGAAGTGGTTTGACGAAACACTTGCTGAGCGTTATCGCAATATGCAAGAAATTCAAGATCCAAAAGAGGCGGCAACAACATACAAGATTGAACAAGAGTTTGCAAACAAATTTATCAACGATTACTTGAAACCACGTTTTGACACTTCGAAATCGATTGCAGAATTTGTAAGCTACATGGATGTAGAAGAAGACAATCAAAACGTTTTACAGACTCAGCTTGCGTCAAGTGCATTAAAAGATTTTGCCAACAACCAGGCCAATAACTATTTAAGTGATCTTGCAACAAAAACAACAAGCAAAGCTTTTGATCCCAAATTTTATCTAAACCCTGAGCTACTTAGTGGCACTGATGACACTAAAAAATCAACTCTATATTCTCAACAAAAAGAGAGCGTTAACAACGATTGGGAAAATAGAGCTTCTGCAGATGCAGTAAAAGATGGAAAAACTTGGGCGCAATGGGCATATGAATATGGACTTGACATCAACAATAAAGATGATTTCGCAAGGTTACATTACGAAATAATTGGTAAGCCAAAAGGATATGATCCAGTTGCCGATTCTTATACAAGAGATGATCTTGCGTCTTTTATTCAAAAGGATCTAGCAGCAGCGTTACAAAATGAAAAAGCTTCATACAGCAATCCAGTTTTCTTGGATTTTGTTTCTGCAGAAACAAAAACACAAGAACTTGTTGACAAATTGAATATAAAAGATCTGCCAGAGGAATATCTGACACAGCTAAAAGGTGTTGGCTTGGATCCTAATGAAACGCCTGCTGAACAAGTTAAATCTTATCTTTCTGAATTTTTAAGGACAGAACCTGCTTCTGAAATACGAGAAAAGATTCGTCTACTTAATGAGCAACAAATTAAACCAACACAGGAGGAATTGGGAGCTGGTTATATTCAACGAGATACAGATGAAAAACCAAGAGCCCCTGCCGGCGGTACAGCACTCTTTGGTATTTTTAAAAAAGCCGGTTACACCGGAACAGAATCCGAGTTCTATCGTGATTTCTTTCCTGATGCTACAGATGAAGACAAAAATCTTGGCAAAGTAGACGGTACAGTATCTACCAAAGGAGGGATGCAAGGTTTGTTTGGCTTCTCCATGCCTGATATGTCCGATCCATTTGCAGCTATGGCATCTATTGGTAACATGTTTGAGGACAGCAGTGCAAAAAAACCTGAGCTACCTACGAAGAAAAGTTATTTCAGTATCTTTACCGATGAAAAGGATGAAGGTGCGCCCTCATACTTTAAAATAGGAAGTAACAGTACAACATCTAGCAGGCTTCCGTCTGCTCAAGATTTCCTTGGTAGCTTTGGTTCTTTCTTCAGTTGATAACACATGTCAGATAAACATAAAAAAGCAGCAAAAGCCTCCAAGATTGTAAAGGATTCAATGCCTTGTAACAAGCCAAGACGTGACGTACAGGGCGGGAAAAAATCTGTTGTGAAAGCTTGTGAAAACGGTCAAGAAAAAATAGTCCGCTTTGGTGACGCCAACATGGAAATTAAACGCGACAATCCCGAGCGACGCAAGAATTTCCGTGCCCGTCATAATTGTGACGAACCTAAAAGCAAGCTTACGGCTGGCTACTGGTCCTGTAAAGCCTGGTAGGATTTGTCTGCCGCTTCGTTACCAGCATGGCAAAACCCAAGTCCAACACACTTCACATTGAAGGCAAACCCAAGACCACTTCCATTGGCCAAGGCCAAAACAGTCGTCCTCAACGCCGAGGCAAAAAAAAGCTAAGGGGCCAAGGTAAGTAAAATTTATGTATATTAGGAGTACTTGTTGTACTCCTATGTCGGATCTTTCGCATGCGGTTAACCTAATCCGCAAATACGAAGGGTATAGCGAAAAAGCATACCCAGATCCGACAACTGGTCAAGATCCCTACACCATCGGGTTTGGAACTCAGTTCTATCCCGATGGTTCTCCCGTCAAGCGTGGCCAATGCTGTACTCGTGAGAAGGCCCTTGAATACCTCTTCCACGAGATCAATGTCATTGACAACCAGCTAGCCAAGCTCAACCTTGGCCTGGACAACAGCATGCGCCAGGCCCTAATCTCATTCATCCATTCGGTCGGCTGGGATCCTTTCCTGTACAGCCACGTCATCGACCGCATTGAAGCGGAAGACTTCTGTGGTGCTACGCAAGAGATGGGCCATTGGATCTGTGATGAGGAGCACAACGTCATTGGTGGCCTTCTGGATCGCCGCAGGGAAGAGATTAACTTGTTCCTCCAAGAGGTCGATGCCAATCCCTGGTCCTCCACTGAAGTGCTTCTGACAGCCTTCCGCAACTACAGTGCTGCTCCCCATGAGGTACGTGCAGTTCGTCAACTGGAAGAACGCATCAGTCCTTACATCCTGTCAGAGTTTGCCAATGCCTTTCGTGTGAATGAAAACAAGTGGGGCGATTTCCCAGACCAGGAACTTGATTTGCTATTCACTAGCTAGGATTAGAATAATTGCAACGAGCAAATGCAGAGTGGAATGGAGCGTTCAGTTGAGCCACGGGAATTTGAACTCCCCCTGGAACTCCAGTTTTCCATGCGTAAAGCAGAGCTTCAATCCCAAGAGATGACTTGGGAGGAACTGCGTTACGCCCTGCTCAGCCTCTACCATCAACGCATGATGGAATGGCACGCCATCAAAGACATCATGGCGTCCGAGAACATTGAGATCGACTGGGATCATCCCACCGATCTGGAATTAGCCGAACTCGCCGCCGCCTGTATGGATGACGACGAGTACGACGATGATGAAGATGAGACTCAGCCCTTCTGAGCTTCATCAAGTTGAATAAGGCGCTCCAGATACCACAGCGCTTTTTTCAGGGATTCGGTTCCGCCTTTATGGCGCTCCCGCCAGTTATATTTCATCACGTTACCCTTGCAGTAACCACGAAATTCTTCCAGCGTTAAACCGGCTTCAATCGCTTCAATACATTCAATCTCGCCCTCCGTGTAATGCGGAGGGTGGTTTATTACATCCGGAAGCACAACAGGAGCTTCTTCTTTAACTGCCCAAGGTACCGGGCAGACGCCATCCTTACATTCCATCGCAGGCTGGTTCTCTGGTACAGGATCAACTTTTATCGGATCAAACCACGACGTTTTGCGGACAGCATCTGCTCCTCCTCGTCCGGTTCCTCCAGCTCCAGTACTAGAGCCTTGGGCTTCGGTGAGGCTCCCATTGCCAAGCCCTGTTCCATCGAAGGGATGTAGCCCGTCATTCCAGGACGTGCCCCCTCGAGATTCAACGGATTCCTTTCGAGACCCTGTTCGCATGCAACTAAACCGCGATTGTACATATCGTACAGCGGAACGTCGTTCTCTGTGTTGTCCAGGGGTGCACCAAAATCTTCTTCATCTAAACAACGACATTTGACTTCATCCTGCACAAATGCGTCGAGGAAGCTTGCGGCGGAATGCATCACGGGATTAATTGATTCACTGCTTCTACAATGTTAATATGGCCAACAGATTTAGACCTACATACGACCCAGGTATCAACTCTGGTACCTCTGGAGCTGAAGTTTCAGACTTGCGTCCTGAGCAGGCCTATGACACAGACATGCGTCGAGTAGATGCTGGTGATAGGCGTGCAGCGGCTTCTGTCAACAGCAATCAAAATCGAGTTGCTAAATTTATGCGAGCTGCCCGTAGTGCTGGTGAGTACCAGAAACGTGCTTTAGTTCGTGAACCAACGAGCGCAACCGCAGGAGATTCAGGTGGGCGTGCCGGCTCCGTTGGCTACGCCCGTAAACCTAAAGAGCAGTTTGGTAAACCCTTCGGTTAAACCTGAGAAAAGACCACATTATTAGGCTGGTCTTGGTACTTGCCCTTCCGGTCTTGATACGTGGTATGACAGGGGTTGCCCCGATAGAACAGCAGTTGCGTGATCCCTTCATTTGCATAGATGCGATTGAAGAGTGCAGTGCAATTACTGATTTCCAGCGTCAGGTAACCCTCCCATCCACTTTCGGCAGGCGTAATGTTGACCAGGATACCTGAGCGTGCATAAGTTGATTTACCTACTGCCACGACAGTGATATCCCTGGGAAGCTTTAGTCGTTCTTGCGCAACACCAAGGCAGTATCCGTACGGAGGCAGCAAGAAGTATTGACCCCGCTCATCCTCCAGGAGATCAGCAGGCTTCAGAATATCAGGATCAAAGTCCTTTGGATCACAATCCCCAGCTTGTACCTTGCCAAAAATCAGGCATTGGGAAGGGGATAGACGAATGTCGTAGCCGTATGAGCTGAGACCGTAGCTCAGGAGCTTGCGACCATCTTCTTTGCTGACCAGGTGATCAACAAAAGGAGCGATCATCTCCTCTTCTTCAGCAAGTTTTTTGATTTCCCAATCGGCCAGGACGCTCATAGATCCTTGTAATCGTCCTTCAGTATACAGAGATCAGATGAGAATATGCCCACGATCTTCGTAGATATCCTTAAAACGCTGGGTAGCGTCATCCGTTAAATCGGTGGGGGGTAAGTAGACGACAAAAGAAGTGCACGTCTGGCGGCGCGAAAACTTCTTTCCGTCATACTCCTGCAACACGGGTCGTGTACGCAAGATGCACATCGGAAAGCTAAAGATTTTAGGCTCGTAACGAATCATGTCAGGACAGTTGCTGAAATATAGACCTTGCTCTATTTCACCAGAGATCCAGGCATGGTACATCCGCCGAAACCATACGGCATGGGACGATGTCAACGACACCGCAGAAGCCCTTGTTTTTTTCCAGCGTCCATTCTTCTTATCCCAGAAGTACATACCCGCTGGTGGAAACAAGTAAGCCTTGCCGTACCACTGCTGTGCATTCAGCCCATCATCCGCTGGTGTGTAAAAGTTTTCGGCACCGACATACTCATTTGCGACTTTGGAACTGGCGACGTCTAGTGTGATGCCACCCATCAGTTCGTTTGCAGCAATGATCAGATCTGAACTTGTGATTAGCTCAATGCCTTCTCGTCGGTTGGATGTACGTTGAAGACCTTCATTGCTCATTGCGCTGACACTTTGTTATAGTCCACTTCGCAGTAGCGAATACCAGCGCCATCATTGATCAAATACCCAGCTTTTTCCTGGGGGTCAATCTTTTGAGCGGCAGATAAAATGCGCCTAAAAGTTTCAGCAAGATCACCATTGTTGTTGCGTTCTTCCTCTTCTTGAGCCGCATGTAGTTCTTTGAGTGTCAAGAAGAACATCGTGCGTTCAGCCGTAGGTTGAAAACACATCACACCAGGGCCTTCTGCTTCCCACATCTTGACGTAGTACTCGCCCATATCACCAAGCATTAACTTGACTGTTGCGTCGAGCATCCTGGCTTTTGTTTCGTCCATCTCTGGACCAATCACAGAAGCAATTAATTTTTCACGTCGGTTCATTTCTGCAACAATCCTTGTCGGTTTAAAGATTCTAAAAGCTTTGGCGTTGGTTGGTACATGACAACTAACTTGCCAAGCACACCGCGTTTCTTGACGAGTTTACCAAGGTCATCCCTTACCTTATCAAATTCTCCAGAGCGGATCAAATACTCGGCAACACAACGGAGCCTTCTCTTGAGTGGCAATTCAGCCTGGGGGAATTTGCCGCAGATCGTATCCGCTTGCAGATCACAGAAGGCAAGGCGCAATCTGTTGGCAAGGGTCATACCAGAATTAGCGTCTTCCTCTTCATAATTTTTTAAGTTTTCCAAGTAACGGCGTAAGCACCCGTCATCAAAAGACCCACTGGGCGGCAAGAACATCTCCACTTGCCTAACCAAGGATTCAGGAAGCAGTTCCCCGTGATTCTCTACGGTCACTGCATTGAGATCAATACCACTAAAACGGTGCGCCATTCTCAGTCGGCTCCCACGCTTTTTGGTACATTGGTTTACGATCTTGACGTTGAGGATTAAGATCAACCGTCAAAACCTCTGGATTTTTAGAAAAGGATTGAATCAGTTGATTCCACGGGATCCGCAGGACTGCCTTCTTTTTAGGATCAGGGGAAACATTGACATAATGGATGCCTTCTACCCAGCCCTTTCCAGGTTGTTTCCTGCCAATGGACATCCAGTTACGGATGGTTTGATCCGAAACGCCAAGGCGTCTGCCGCATTCTTCTGTCGAGATGTACTCATCAGCAAAAGCCTGGGGACTTAAGACGTCAGTTTCTCCGTTGGAATAACGGGAGTGCCACATGGAACCAAGGATATTCTTGATTCCTTTTAGTTCACACGCAATGTCCTCCAAACTTTTACGAAGTCCGTACTGCATACCTTCACACGCTTTGTTTAGATGCTAATCTGTGAGAAAACAATTTGTGACCATGGAAGAACAAATTCCTGCTAGTCAACCGCCAATGGCGATGCCTCCAAAAATGGAAGGTCAAATTACGCCTGAACAATTGACTGAATTGAAGGCTCGTGCCAGGGAACTTGCCATTCAGCAAACCATTGCTCAGCAGGCTGCTTTGCAACAGCAACAACAACCGCCTCAACCGCCGCAAGTTATTTACTTACGTCGTAACCTGACTGTGGCAGAAGTCCTTTTAGTCCTTTTGCTTTCTTGCGGAATTGTAACAGGAATTCAATTGACCTGGAATGGGTTATCTAATATTTTGCCCCGTGTTGAAATTAAAATGCGTTAAGCAGGAAGACTTATAATTAGTGAAAGAATTGCGCAGTACAGTAGGTGGCAAACCGTAAGATTTCAGAATTTCCTGCTATCAGCGGAATTGATATCGTTGACCAGGACCTTCTTAGTCTGGTTCACGTTTTTGAGGTCGACCCAACACTGCGCAACAAAAAGCTTACGTTCACAGAATTTCGCTCTTACTTAAATCAATACTACGCAAATATCAGTGGAGCGACTATCAGCGGAAATTTTGTCATCACTGGCAATTTGTCCGTTTCTGGCGCCAGTGCATTCAATACCTTAACAACAACTGGTGCTAGTACCTTCAGTGGCATTGTTGTACAAAACAATGCAACAGTTAGTGGTACTATCAGCGGAGCTACGATTACTGGCAATGCGCTTCAGGGCACAACTCTTAACGCAGTTACCGTAACAGCAACAACTGTAACAGGCACATCAGGGTTGTTTACCAGTGGTGTGTATCAAACCCTGTCTGGCGCAACAATCACGGGGAATACTATATCTGCAACCAGTGGCGTCTTTACTTCTTTAAGTGGCACAACAATTACTGGTGGGACGGTCAACGCAACAACTGGTACATTTCAATCTCTTTCCACCCCAGTTCTTAATATTTCTGGTAATCTTTCCGTTGCAAGCGGATTGACCGTTACGGGTATAGCACAATTTGCATCCGGTGTGCAAATTACTGGAACACTTTCAGGCGGAACTGTTACAGGAACAACAGCTCGCTTTACAACTTATACAGGTGTTTCCGGGGTTTATACAACGCAGCTTTCAGGTGCAACTATCACTGGTAATACAGGACGTTTTTCAAACATCACTGGCGTATCAGGCGTATTCACAACCAGAGTTTCTGGTGCAACCGTTACCGGCAATACAGGTTCTTTTGGAAACGTTACCGGTATCTCAGGGGTTTTTACTGAAATCCTGTCGGGATTAACTATTACCGGAAACACTGGAAAGTACGGAACAATTTCAGGCGTCTCTGGAGTTTACACAACGCAGCTTTCAGGTGCAACTATTACCGGAGACAATGTCAACGCAACATTTGTTACTGGCGCATCTGGTGTTTTTACCAGCAATATATCTGGCCTGACTGTTACGGGTACTTCGGGTTTATTTACCATTATCAATGGTGGTTCTGGTATTTTTAGTAGTTCTCTCAGCGGGAATACAGTTACAGGAAACAACGCAAACTTTACAACAGTTACTGGCATTACTGGTACCTTTACAACAATTGTTTCTGGTTTAACCGTCACTGGTAATACAGGTTCTTTTACAAACCTTACTGGCATTGCGGGTGTTTTTACCACAAGTATTTCTGGTGCCACAGTTACAGGTAATACTGTCCAGGGGACGTCTGGAGTTTTTTCAAATCTTAGTGGTACAACCATTACGGGAACAACGGTCAATGCCACGACGGGTGTTTTTAACACCCTTCAAGCGACTAACTTATCTTTTACAAATACAACTGTATCCGGCGATTTAAACGTTCTTGGTTCTGGTTTCTTTGCCTCTGGTGTACAAATCACGGGAACACTCAGTGGCACAACTATTAATGCAATAACAGGCGTCTTTACAACTGAAGTTTCAGGCGTAACTGCAATCTTTACGACTGGTAATTTTACTTCGTTAACCGGAACAACAACAAACGGTACAACGGCAATTTTTACAACAGGCACTTTCACGTCATTAACCGGTACAACATCTCGTGGCACAACTGCAAACTTTACAACAGGCACTTTCACGTCATTAACAGGCACTACGTCGCGCGGTACAACTGCAATCTTTACAACAGGCACTTTCACGTCATTAACAGGCACTACGTCGCGCGGTACAACTGCAATCTTTACGAATGGTAATTTTACTTCGTTAACCGGAACAACAACAACCGGTACAACTGCGAACTTTACGACTGGTACTTTTAGCAGTATTACAGGTGGTATTGCCACAATTACATCAGGTATATATGCTACTGGAAATACTACAAATCCATCAATTAGTTTTAGCGGGGATTCCGACACTGGAGTCTATTCTCCAGGGGCCAATAGTATTGCTATCACAAATAGTGGCGTTACAAGGTTTACGATTACAGACAGTGGCATTGTAAGGATAGGACCGGGAAGCACTCAGTCCCTTGCTACTGTTCCAGTTGGTGCCGATGTCCATTTTGACGGTATAGCGCCTACGCCAAATGCCAGTACTTACCACGGCGTAGCTATTGTTAGTAGAGGCGGAGATGTATTTGGTGGAGCAGCGGCAGAAGCTTTACATTTTTATTCGGTTGGATGGAATAGCTATGCTTCTATTACGCACGGTACATCGGGATTTGGTGACAACCTTACTTTTTCTGGATGTGACGACATTTTTATAGATGCCGCTGCCCGCACGGTTTTAAGAGGCCCTACTTCTGTAGAAATTCAAACGGGTGTAGGCGGTACTCCAAGGGTAATTGCTAACGCAACTGAACTGGTCATTAACGGTAATACTCTGGACTACGATTTTCGTGTTGGAGGGGACACCAACGCTAATTTGTTCTTCGTCGACGCTTCGACTGATCGTATCGGCATTGGCACCGTAAGTCCTGCCACCTTATTGCATTTATCCTCGTCCACTGGCAGTGCAACACCCACTCCCACTGAGCTAAGGATTGCAACTACGACTGCTGCATCTGATTGGTCTGTAACCAATCCATGGGGCAGAATTAGTTTTTATAGCGAAGATGGTTCAGCTTTCGGTCCCAAAATTCATGCATCTATTGATGCGACGGCACTAACAACGGCAGGTGGAACGTCGGATATTGTATTTAGAACAAACAACAATACGAGCAATACATTAGACGCTCGAATGGTTATCAAGGGCGACTCAAGTGCTGCAGGGGCAAGGGTAGGCATTGGAACGACAAGCCCTGGCGGAGCCCTTGAAATTCAAGCTGCTGCAACAATTCACCCTTTAATTGTTCAAGGTCCGTCGAGTGAGTTTGCCCGCATTGATAGCTCCGGCAGGTTGTTGGTGGGGACAACCAGTGCGCTTACGGTGCCTGATGGCGAAGCCGGCACTCAACGCAGTGCACAACTAACTTTGGCTGGTAATAGTTTTGCGGAAACTATACAATCTAACTCATTCTTTAATACAACCTCTGGAGGCGCTGGCGCATATGTTTTTACTAGGTCAAATAGTACAACTGTAGGTTCACACACAGTTGTCAGCTCTGGCAATGTACTGGGAACCTTGCAATGGGCGGGCTCTGATGGAGCAAATTATATTCGCGCCGCTTTTATTCGCGCCGAAGTAGATGGCACTCCTGGCCTTAATGACATGCCGGGCAGGATCGTCCTGAGCACAACCGCAGATGGAGCGAGTAGCCCAACGGAGCGGATGAGGATTACATCGGCAGGCAACGTTGGCATTGGTACAAGTATTGGCACTTGGACACCTGGCGCCACTCTTGATGTGCGTTCTGGTTCTAACAGCACAGCCGTCGAAGAAATTGCCGCATTTGCGCGGCCAGATGCATTAGTTCGTGCGTCAATCAATAAAGGTGTAGTTTCTGGCAACGGCATTTCATTTGGTACTACTACAAATCATCCATTTGTTTTAAGGACAAACGCCCTTGAAAGGATTGTTATTGGCGCCACTGGTACAACAACGCTAACGTCTGACGCGTCTACCGCACCTTTTGTTGCCAACATTGGCGCCCTCGAAGCAGCCCGCATCGACGGCTCCGGCAGGTTGTTAGTTGGCACGACTACTACGCCTCCTGCAATCGAAACACTTACTCCCGGTTTAGTTCGTTCGGGTGCTGGTTCCACATTGGATGAGTATTCGGCAGGTCTGTACTGCTATAGAAATGCAGGCGGATCAGGAAGACAAACTGTTGCGCCGCGTTTCTTTTTTGCTAGATCGCGCAGTGCCGTTAATAATGCTACCGGTGGTGTTGTCTTAGATAACGACGATTTAGGCAACATTCGTTTCACTGGCGATGATGGAACAAACTTTATTACAGCGGCAGAAATCCTTGCCAAAGTAGACGGCACCCCTGGCACCAACGACATGCCGGGCCGGATCGTTCTTAGCACCACACCAGATGGTACTGCCACTCCTGTAGAGCGTTTCCGTATTACCAACGACGGTGTTCATGCTTACAACCAACCAGCTCCTGCTGCCGTCAACGCTACTGCAACGCTGACTATTGCCAACCTCAAAACCGGCATCATCACCAGTACGTCAGCAGCAGCAACCGACATGACGCTGCCCACTGGCACCAACACTCAAGCCGGATTTAGTGGCACCTATGACAACTTCACCTTTGAGTGGAGCGTCATCAACACAGGTCCAAGCTTGGTGCGTGTACTAGCTGGTACAGCTCACACCATCGTGGGTTCTGGTTCAGTTGCTACGGGCACCTCTGGTCGCTTTGCTTCACGACGCACGGCTGCAAATACGTTCGTGACCTATCGCCTGAGTTAGTAATTTTGCCCGGTAACTTCCCACTGTTAAAATAAAAAAAAATGATTAATTATGGCTAATGTTATTTGGGATATTTCTAATCTTGAACGTCATCTTCCTGATGGGGACACCTGTCCCAATGGCGCAGTATACACTGTTTATTGGACTGCATCTTTAGAGGAAGATGGTGAAATTGCTAGTGGCTATGGCAGCATCGGACTTGGTGCGCCCGATCCCGATAACTTCACTCCTTTTGGTGAACTTACCAAGGAAGAAGTAGTAAACTGGACTCTAGCAGCACTTGGTGTTGATCGAGTTGTTTCGATTGAAGAAGCACTTTACAATCAAATCCAAGCTACTTTGCATCCAACTTCTAAAACCGGTGTCCCTTGGTGATTTTTGTTATACTGTTTGAAGTTATTGCTTCGTTATGGCTTGCACTAAAGCTGAGTTGATTTCTGCTATCAATTCTTTTGGCGCTGCACGTGCTACTGGTGATGGCAACCTTGTTGCGTTTGCTGGCAATCTCATTGGTAAATTAATCGAAACCCTTGAGTTTGCTCCTGAAAAAACAGAAGAACCAACAGAAGAAATTGCTGAGTGAAAAATAGACCTGATCTAGAGTTGTACTAACGCTCTAGGTCGATATGTCTATTAAACTCACGGATGCAGCTAAGTTTTTTAATGAAGAGCTGCATCAAATTGAAGCATGGAATTGGCTCCAGGGGGCTCTTACTCCAGAGACTCTGGATATTTTTGCGTCTAAATATAGAACCAAGCCTGTACTTAAACCTTCCCTAGAAACAGATAACACTTGGGACGGTGTTTATGCAGCGGCAAAACAAGCTGGCGCCAAATTTCCGGAATGCGTTAGTGCGCAATGGGCACTTGAATCTGGTTGGGGTAAACACACATCAGGCCAAAACAATTACTTTGGTTTAAAAGGATCTGGTACCAGCGTCAACACACAGGAATTTATCAACGGAAAGTGGATCACGATTAAAGCAGGGTTCCTTGATTTTCCTGATCTTGCAACCTGTGTCACATACCTTGTAGATCGCTGGTACAAAGACTTTGGCCGTTTTAAAGGTGTTAACCGTGCTCAATCACGGAATGAATGTGCACAGCTTTTAGTTAAGGAAGGGTACGCAACTGATCCTGACTATGCGACCAAATTGATTCAAATCATGGACCGCCAACTGCAAAACAGCGGTACTGAACAAGATCCTGCTGATCCACACAGCAATAACTTCAATCCTTGGAGCCCTTTCAACTACAAGATTACACCTAATATCACATACGGTGAACTGACTCTTAACCAGGAAAAGCGCCGCTTTACCAAGCAGTATCAATGTGACACAGCAAAAGAACTTTGTTTATTCCTGGAGAAAGTCCGTAAACAATTTGGTAACAAGCCACTCATCATTACCAGTGCTTCTCGTCCAGAGCCCATCAATACACAAGTAGGTGGCGCCAAGAACAGTGAGCATACTTACGACGCACCGTCCAAGGGCGCTATTGATTTTTATGTTGAAGGAGATGGGATTTATGCTGTGCAAGAATGGTGCGATAGAAATTGGCCGTACTCAGTAGGCTATGGAGCACCAAAAGGATTCATACACCTTGGCATCCGACCAGGAAAACCTCGCGTGCGCTGGGACTATTGACGTGAAG